AGCAAGTTTGGATGCATTTTTTAGTTAGATGAAAAAATATATAGAAGACTTTTTTAAATGGGTTAAAGGTACTGAACTAGTTGAACTAGACGACATAGATGTATCTGAGGATCCTGTTAGACCTGAACTAACTTTAGGTTTTAGAATTACACACGATAGAAAGATACTAGGATTAAAATACGAAGATAAGATTATAGCAGTTGTTTGTATTGCAGTTTGTCCTGAAGTACCACATACTGTTAGAGAAATGGATTATATGTCCAGAGTAAAAGACGGTAACATTGTTGTTGCATATACAGTATGGTCTCGTAAACGAGGTGCAGGTCAAGAGATTATTAATAAACTAGCCAAGTATGCAAAAGAAAAACAATATAAAAGACTAGTTACTTTATCTCCTCTAACACCAATGGCAACCCATTTTCACATTAAGAACGGTGCTAAACAAGTACATATAAATGATGTAACACAAAATTTTGAATATGATCTCAACAAAAAAATATAACATAATCTATGCCGATCCTCCTTGGCATTTTCAGAATTATAATAATGAAACTGCTCAGACTAATCCAGATAAACATTATCCTACTATGACAATGAAAGATATAGAAAATTTACCAATAGGTGATCTTGCAGATACCGATTGTGTATTGTTTATGTGGTGTACAGACCCATTATTACACAAACAAATACCTCTAGTTGAGAAGTGGGGATTTACATACAAGACAGTAGGTTTCACATGGGCAAAAACAAATAAGACTAGAATAAAAAATTACTTCTTTAAAGGACCTGGATATTGGACTAGGGCCAACACTGAAACATGTATCTTGGCAACAAAAGGTAAACCTAAAAGAGTTGGTAAAAACGTAGATAGATTAGTTGTGAGTGAACGTAGAGAACACAGTAGAAAACCAGATAGAATACGAAGTGATATAGTTGAATTGTGTGGTGATTTACCAAGAATAGAATTATTTGCTAGAACTTCTATGCCTGGCTGGGACGTATGGGGAAACCAGGTTGACAAATTTAATTAAACATGATATACTATAACTATGAAAACTAAAACATTAACTACTGAACAGGCATTGTATTGTGCTAACATATTTAATGATTACTTCGGTAAGTTTAGTCGTATAGATCAGTATATGAGAGATCAAAAACTATCTCAAATATCAGATGTACCGGCTGCATTACCTGGAATGGGTTTAGAGGGTGAAATATTTTCAAACTTTGATATGTCACCTAAAGATATGGACTTTGAAATATTAGAACCAGATAATGAGACGTATAATACATTATTAAATATGATTTCTTCTCATACTAATATGTCAAGTGTACCTGGTAAAAATTTAAAGATTGCAATAAGAGAAAAGAATAGTGGTCAATGGGTAGGTTTTATAAGATGTGGTTCTCCTGTTATAAACATGAAACCAAGAAACGAATTATTAACTCATGTACCAGAATTAGTAAGTTTCAATAAGACTTCTATTATGGGATTTGTTATAGTACCAACTCAACCTTTTGGTTTTAATTACCTAGGTGGTAAACTATTAGCAGCTATATGTTGTAGTCACACTATAAGAGAAAAATTAAATGACAAATATGGTATGAACTTATCATTGTTTGAAACTACAAGTTTATATGGTAATAGTAAATCATCAAGTCAATATGATGGCATGAAACCTTATTTAAGATACAAAGGTCTAACCGATAGTGACTTCATACCTTTGATACATGGCAAACCTTTCCATGACCTATCTGACTATGCTGAAAATTGCGTTGGTCAACTTGTTAAACAAGACGCTTCAAGTAGAAAATTAAAACAAACACAAGCTATAATTGCTTTAATTAAAAGATCATTATCAGGTAATGATTTAGAAACTTTTAATACAACTATAAGTAATGCAAAGAAACTAACTGAAAGAAAAAGATACTATGTTAGTGACTATGGTATTAAGAACTATCTAGATATAGTAAAAGATAACACTAAAGAAATAATCAAAGGTGAGAATTGGGATAAATTTGAACTAAATAATATCATACAATGGTGGAAAAAGAAAGCAGAATCAAGATATAATAAACTAAAAGAAGATGGTAGATTAAGAAATGATTTAGAAATCTGGACACCAGAGGCAGAAATAGACATTATCAGATAATAATGATGGCAATAGCAGAGACACACTATAACGAATTAAAAGAATATTGGGACTTCCAAAGGAAGAGAGAATACAATTACGAACAACTATGTAATGTATGCGACAATATAGGTTCAAACTTTAGGTTTACCAATGGTAAAAATGGTGAAGAACTAAAAAATGATTTATGGAACAAAATACAACCGGACGAGTATGAAGAGCCGCCTAAAGATTGGGTTCCACAAGATGAGAAGTATAGACTATGGAACGAAGGAACACCAAAGAAATTTAAAGTGTCCTTTAAGAAAATGAAAACAGTACAAGCTTGACAATGTCTAAAAGATATGTTATAGTTAGTACATTATAATTAAGGAGATAATAATATGAGTGATTTTTTAAAAGATATAATCAAAGAGAGTGGAAATGAGTATGCAGGTTTAGTAAGTGATGGTATGGATAGTGATGTATCAAGTTTCATTGACACAGGTTCTTATTCTTTTAATGCTCTACTATCTGGTAGTATCTATGGTGGATTACCAGCAAACAAAATTACAGCAATTGCCGGCGAGGCAGCAACAGGTAAAACATTTTTTGCATTAGGTATTGTACAGAATTTTTTAGATGTAAACAAAGACGCTGGTGTTATTTACTTTGAATCAGAAAGTGCCGTATCAAAAGACATGATTGAAAGTCGTGGCGTTGATGGTACTAGAATGGTCGTTGTACCAGTTGCTACAGTACAAGAATTTAGAGCTCAATCAATAAAAATTATTGACAAATATTTAGAACAACCAGAGAAGACGAGAAAACCTTTGTTGTTTGTATTAGATAGTTTAGGTATGTTATCTACTACAAAAGAAATGGAAGACACAGCCGCTGGTAAAGAAACAAGAGACATGACAAGATCACAAATTGTTAAGTCAACTTTTAGAGTATTAACATTGAAACTAGGTAAAGCAGGTATTCCTATGATTATGACCAATCATACGTATGATGTTATTGGTTCAATGTTCCCTCAAAAAGAAATGGGAGGTGGTTCAGGACTAAAATACGCTGCCTCATCAATCATCTATTTAAGTAAACGTAAAGAAAAAGAAGGTACGGAAGTAGTTGGTAATATTATACATTGTAAAAATTATAAGTCTAGATTGACAAAAGAAAACGCACAAATTGATGTTAAGTTAACCTATAAAAAAGGTCTTGATAAGCACTATGGTTTATTAGATATGGCAGAAGCAGCCGGTATCTTTACCAAAACTTCTACAAGATTTGAAACACCACAAGGTAAGGTGTTTGGTAAAACCATCAATGACGATCCAGAAAAGTATTTTACAAAGGAGATATTAACCAAAATAGATGAATACGCCAACAAAAAATTCAAATACGGATCAGACGAAGAATAAGAAGTACGTCTTTGCACAAAAGACTGGTGACGATTTTACGGCTATAAAGTTACTTGAAGATAAGTACAGAAATGTAATCTACAAGTACGGTAAAGTTGCGTTTGCTAAAGACGAAAAGCCAGATGGCACATTGCCAATGAAGTTTGATTATGATATACTAACCAATCCAGAATCAAAAGACATTGAGAACCAAGAGTTTATAGATTACATCGGTGACATATTGATAGAAGTAATGGAACAACAATTAAATAATGGAAAGGTAGAGTTCAGTGAATAACGAAAGAATAGAAGTCACCATATTAAGAAACTTAATGTTTAACGAACTGTATATGCGAAAAGCAATACCGTTTTTAAAAGACATATACTTTTCTAAAAGAGAAGAATCAATATTGTTTTCAGAAATATATTCCTTTGTTGAGAAGTATCAGAATCTTCCTACTAAAGAAACTATTTTGGTTGAAATGGGTTACAGAAAAGATTTAAATGATCAAGACGTTGCTGGTGTAAAAGATTTAGTGACACAGCTAAGTCCTGAAGATGTTGATTCAAAATGGCTTATAGATACTACAGAAAAGTTTTGTAAAGATAGAGCAGTACATAATGCCGTACTTGATGGTATTAAGATACTTGATGGTAAAGACAAAGAGAGACAATCGGAGGCGATACCAAGTATCTTGGCAGACGCCTTATCAGTTTCATTTGATAACCATATCGGGCATGACTATCTTAACGACAGTGATGAAAGATTTAATTGGTATCATACAAAAGAAAAGAAGTATCAATTTGATCTAGGTTACTTCAATAGAATTACAAAAGGTGGTGTACCAAGTAAGACTTTAAATATTGCTCTTGCAGGTACAGGTGTTGGTAAATCATTGTTCATGTGCCACGTAGCTGCTAGTTTCTTAGCACAAGGATTAAATGTATTATATATTACTTTAGAAATGGCAGAGGAAAGAATTGCAGAAAGAATAGACGCTAACTTATTAGATGTTTCTATGGACGATCTACATGATATGCCAAAATCATTATATGAAGATAAGATAACAAAAATTAAAGATAAGACTAAAGGTCAATTAATTATAAAAGAATATCCTACAGCGTCTGCTCATAGTGGTCACTTTAGAAGTTTATTAAATGAACTGTCTTTAAAGAAAAGTTTTAAACCACAAGTGTTGTTTATTGATTATCTAAACATTTGTTCTAGTAGTAGATTTAAAGGTGGTAATATATCATCGTATTTTTATATTAAGGCAATCGCTGAAGAATTAAGAGGACTTGCCGTAGAGTTTGATATGCCTATCTTTAGTGCAACTCAAACAACTAGAACAGGATTTGTTTCAACTGATATTGGTTTAGAAGATACATCTGAATCATTTGGTCTTCCAGCAACGGCAGACTTTATGTTTGCTTTGATGTCTAATGAAGAACTAGAGCAGTTAGGACAAATGAAAGTAAAACAATTAAAGAATAGGTACAACGATCCTTCTTTACATCGTTCTTTCATTATAGGTGTAGATAGAGCCAAGATGAAACTATATGATGTTGAAAACAATGCTCAAAACATTGTAGACAAAGGACCAGAACCTAAAAAAATAGATAACCCTTACGATAAATTTTCGGATTTTAAAGTATAAT